CTTGAGTAGACGCATCTCCGAGCTTGATCACCTTTACGGGATCTTGCCCGGAGCTGGTACCGCTTGGGAACTTCTCCCATTCTCCTGGCTGGTTGACTACTTCAGCTCGGTCGGAGATGCGATGCAAAACATCGACAACTTCGCTCGAGATGGATTAGTCATGCCTTATGCGTATGTTCAGCGCTCGGTAAAAATCGAGACTGAATATACGTGGAGAGGGGCCCTTAATAGGGGCCTTTCCTTTTCGGAACTCTCCACGGCTGCGCCTGAGGTAATCTCTGGAAGAATAATTTCTCATTCTTTGCAGAGACGACCAGCCACTCCGTTCGGGTTCGGCGTCTCCGCCTCAAGCTTAACGCTTAGGCAGGCGTCGATCATCGCCGCCCTTGGATTAACCAAGGTGACGTGATTGACCCAGCTATCAATCGATAGCTGGCCCACCGGGGCATTAGCCCCAAAAAGCTAGGATATCACACGCATGTTCTCTGAACCTCAGACAGTGACCATTTCTGGGGCGGCTAAAAGCCTCCCCAGAGTTGAATCTGGTAACCGGAAGGGAGTCTTTGAAAAGAGCTCCGCGACCGATTCGCAGAATCTGACCATTTCCCACGTGAGTGGAAAGGGTCGGAATCGGCGCACTGTTCGTTTGGATGTCACCAAGCTGGCGGCCGACCCCACACTTGATGGTGTGAGTAAGACCTACAGCGAATCCGCATTCCTCGTTATTGACCACCCTTCGGTGGGCTATAGCGCGACGGAGACCGAGGCTTCTGCCAAGGCCCTCGTCGACTGGCTTGCGGTTGCCGGCAACCTAACCAAGGTTATCGGTGGTGAATCCTGACCTGAAGTTCAGGGACATTGCTAGGAAATCCTAACCTCTGGAAGGAGGACGGATGAAAAGCCGAAGTGATGTCTGGCTGAGGGCGCTCGAAGATCTCGGCGCCCAGTGCTCAGTCAGCACCCATCGCACTGCGGAAACTTTCGCAATGCGTGTTGAACGAGAGGGTGATTCTTTTATGAAGGTCACCCTACCCCAGTTTGCTAAGGACCTGGAAAGGTCTTTAGACGCTGGTGGTATCTCGCCCGAACTCTTCACAGGCTTCGGAAGGCAAAAGAGGAGGATCCGTTTTTGTTCGGACTCGTCTTTTGACCCGAAGAAGACTGTTTCAATGAAGATGCCGGGAGGAACCCCTAAATTCTTAGGTGAGTTCCTTGATCTCGTGTTCAATGACACGGAGCAAGTCAAGATTGATCACGCTGGAGATGTGGAACCCAATGGTTCTATATCTGCCGACGAGCCCATCTATAACCTTTTTAGGGGTCATACTGACCCCGATGAAGGTTGGTCGATGGACTACGTGCGTGATGTAGTCAGCGAGGTACCCGTCTCAATTCGGTTCTTTAAGGACCGGAACGAGAGGATCCGTGCTGGCTACGCGGTAAGGGCCGTTAGGCAATTATGCCTGATGTTCAACAAAGAGCGGGAACTCTGCTCTGAGGAGAACATCACACGTGCTCTTAACGCCTTCTTGATGACCGATCAGGAGTTGGTGCTCCCTTTGTAGATGAGCGGGAATCGATCCTCTTTAAAGAGGGTCGGCTCTCGCGAGTCCGCAGAGTGAGCAACCTGTTATTCGCCACAACCCTTAGTGAGATAGATGGAGCAATCCACTATCAGGGACATCCACCTGCGAAAGCAGGTAGATATCCGGCACTAAAGGCGAAGCATGGCCCCGGGGCCACAGCTGATAACCTTCGTGGTAATCAAAAGTGGACCCTCCCCGTCTGGACCGAGAGGTTGGAAGGTATATTTCCATATGTGGAGTATGCCTTACCCAATCTCCGTTGGTTCGATGAGGTAGAAGGGGTCAAGTTCCTGAAGCCCGAAGAAGAACCACCGGCAAAACTGGTGGTTATTCCAAAGACGTCGGTAACTCCCCGGTTGATATCCGAGGAGCCTACCTGCATGCAATACATGCAGCAGGCACTTTGGAGAAGCCTCCGGGAACTACTAGAATCCGATAAGGATTCGAAGTGGTTCGTCGGATTCTCTGAGCAGTGGCCTAACCAGGCCATGGCTGAGATTGGATCCGAGGACAGGTCCTTAGCAACACTCGATCTGAGTGAAGCTTCGGACCGTGTACCGAACTGGTTGGTCGAAGATCTGTACCAGGATTTTCCTCATTTTCTTGAGGGGATCCAAGTATGCAGATCAACGTCAGTCCAGATGCCTTCGGGGGATGTGATCCATCTCCAGAAGTTCGCGTCTATGGGCTCTGCTGTGACGTTTCCGATCGAGTCAATGGTCTTTGCGGCCATTGTCATCGAAAGGTGCCTCACGGTAGCCGGTTTGCCCCTATCACGAAAGTCCATAAGAACTTTTCGTGACAAGGTGCGCGTCTATGGGGATGATATTATTGTTCCCACAGATATGGCTGAGTCCGTTGCCTCAGGCCTTGAAGTGTTTGGTTTCAAGGTTAATGAGCACAAGTCTTTCTGGACCGGTGGGTTCAGAGAGTCTTGTGGAGCGGAATTTTGGGAAGGACGCGACGTATCCATCGTTCGCTTCCGGAAATCAATTCCGTTCGCGCGGCACCACGTGGAAGAGATCGTCTCCTGCGTCGAAACCAGGAACCAGTTCTTTGAACTGGGACTCTGGAGCGTCGTAGAGTTACTTGACGATATATTGGAACCTCTCCTTACCTATAAAGGTAAGGTTCTGTTCCCTTATACCGTTGAGACGAGCCCTCTTCTAGGGAGGCGACATCCTACTGGTCTTCTTACAGAAGATGAGTGGAATGCCGACATCCAGTCTCTCCAAACAAGAGGCTGGATGGTGAGCCCTCGATCGCCTAAAAATGCGATCGATGGTCCTCACGCCCTAATGAAGTGTCTTTCGGAGGTTACAGGTACGCCAATGCCTGACCGAGAGCATCT